TGAGTTGAAATACAGATGGAAGGTTGGTACCTGAATCTATAGTTGTTATAGTTACTTCAGTAGGGTCATAAGAACTACTAAAATTAAAGTCGATTGAGTTGTCAATTTGAAAAGTAACATCACTGTCATCTGCTGCTCCTATTGTTGCACCTCCTGATATATAAAGTGCTTGGGCCCAGTTAGGTGTCGTTCCACCACTTATGGGGTCAACCTGTTGTGTAACTTCCAATTCTACTTCTGATGCTGTTGTAACTTTTGGTCTATACCCCATCATATACGCTAACGTATAAAGGTTTTGAGGATTTTGTGCATGCTGTAAAAATGTTTCTTGTAATTGAGTATCTTGATAAAAAGATAAAACATCTCCTACGTATGATGCCATTTCAATAAACATCGTACCTGGTGCTGTAGCTGAAAAGTCATTATAACTTTCAGGGAAGTATTGTTTAGCGTACTCAACGAGTTGTGCTTTAAAGTCCGAAAACTCTCTGTTGATATACTTTATGTCTCGTTGTTCAGCCATTATTGTTCAAAATTAATTACGAGTTCATCTTCTATGTTAGTGTCTTTTATTTTATATGACATAGAAAATGTAACTGTATTTGTATCTGGTATTCCTTCTGTTTCTATATTGACTACCTCTACTCTTGGAAAATAAAAATCAATATCTGCTTTAATAACAGCATCTATTTGTTGAACTTTACTCTCAGTTAATTGGTCAAATAGTAATGCTTGTAATCCATTACCAAATGTAGGATTCATATATCTCTCTCCCTTACCTGTTAAAAAGTAATTGATAAGATTAGTTTTTATTGCTTCAGCAGATGTATAAGTAGAATTAAAGATAGCTTGACCAGAAAACGGTAAACTAACGCCTATTGCAACTCGTGGTTGAAGGTCTATTGGGTCTATCTTTTTACTATCAAATGCCATTATAATCCTCTAGCTTTATCTTTTTGGTTAGCTGCATCTAATACCGATTTAGCTTTCTGTACAAAGTCTAATTTGCTTATATCTAATCCTGGCATGGGTCCTGCATTTTCTGTCATTCCCATATTACCTGCCATAGATTGAGCAAAGTTAGGTTTTTGCATTTGTCCTCCAGCAAAATTCCTATTGTCTTCTCCAGACATAGACTGTGCTGTTTGGTTTAACATCTCTTCTAACGGTACAGTACCAGAATTCATTTTACCAGAAGGTGACCATGTACGGCTCACATCTTTTTGAGTTACAGGTTTGTATTCGTTAGTCTTATTTTTTATAGAACTTTGTTTAGTCGGAGTTGAAGCTATTTTAACTGCTTCATTCATTACATCTTGTAACTCCTCCTTAACTGCAGCTCTGACTTCTTCTCGTATTATTCTACGTAATTGATCGAGTTTCATATATATAAATAGTTTGGTTATGGAAGTTGATTATCTATTCTAAATTTAATTTCATCTAATAGTACTTTTGTTGAAGAACTAAAGGATTTAGGTCCTTTTAGTACCTCTACCCCAGTCTTATCAATTGCTACTGCAAACCTTCTAGGTGCAATACTTGGTGAGTCAGGGTCTAATTTAATTTTTAGTTCGTATATTTCACCATTTGCTCCTGTATAATAGAAGTCTGGATTAGTACCTATCTTATCATCTGTAGGTGCTTTATATACGTCAAATAGGTCTGATATTGCTTTATCCAGTTCGCTATTTTCTCCGTCTAATTTCTGTAAAGAAGAAAATAAATCTTTTTCTGCATTATCTGCTAATGTGTTTTTATCCGTAGGTGAGATTCCTCCAGCTGAATTTGTTTCAATAAAGTTACCTCGTCTGTCAAGAAGTGAATCTGAGAATAAATTACTACCTAAGGATGAAAATATATACTCATCACCTGATCTTGTTTCTTTTATAATGCCTAATGCTTTTAACCTTTCTTCGGTTATTCTACCTCTAGCTACTTCACGTCTTAAAATACCTTCTAACCTACAGCCGTTTGTTACTAAGTTAATACGGCCAAGTATTTTAGTGTATGTTTTAATATTATCTTTAGGCGTCTTTAATACTGCTACAATTCCTTTAGCATCATCACCACCTTGTCTTATTTTTTCTTTAAACTTATGTAGTATGTCTGTTTGTATCATGGAAAAACCTACAGGTAGACCAATACCAGGAGGTACTGCTTGGGGTACTGGTAATTTTAGTACCAAAGCTTTAACAACCTTAAACACTGTAATCAAGGTTATTATAAGTTTAGCTATTTTATTAAACTTTTCAATTCTTCTAGATATTCCTCCTATACTACCTTGAACTGCTTGTATTTTAGTTTGCAACCTATTAACTGAAGTTAAATCAGGGCAAGCTTCTCTTCTAACCCTCTGTATAGAGTCGTTTACTAGTTCGTATACTTTTTGAGTTGCAACCTCTTGCACTACTCCTACTTGCTTAGCAATGGCGTTTACAATTTCACTATCTTTTATATTTACGTATGCCATTATTCAGTGTATACTTTTTTAGATGATAGTAATTTAATCTGTGCCTTTAATTGATTAATTCCTGCTAGTGTTGCTGTTGCTGTCGATACTGCTTTAGCTACATAAATTGGTGGTGGACCCGGTGTGGCTAATGTCTTAAGAAGTGTGTCTAAATTGTCAACTAATGTTTTTAACCAATCTTGAGTGGTCTGTCCTAATAGTACAGGTTCATCTTCTCTTTTCATTGACACACTACCCAAATATATTTTTTTTGCATCTATTGATACCATCTCTTCACCGTCGATGTGTATTTTCTCACTAGCTAAACCAATATAATCTTTTGCAGCAATAAATGCTCCTTCTTCTTTAGCATTAAAAAACAACCTCCCGCCGTTTAGCACAACTTGATCACCTTTGTATGCACCGGCAACATCCGCTGGTTTGTCCCATGAGTCTGCTTTTACATTTGCTTCTTTTAAAGGTACGGTGTGATCTGATACCATGTATATAGAAGAACCATCTTCATTAATATCCTCAGAAGATAAACTCATACCATCTTCTGGTTCTTTCATTTTATTTTTTATGATGATAAAAGGTTTACCGTTATTACCTTCTTCAGTAAGTGTATTGTATTTATGCTTAGTGCCACCTAATCTTAGAGTGTTACCATGTCGGCCAGATATAAGTGTATCACCGGGGTAAGTTTGTAAAGGAGCGACAATATCTACTTCGTCAAATTCTTCACCTAAGTCACATTTACCATCTCCATCTTGTAATGTATCTGGGTAAGCATTATGGTGGGGGTGATTCCAAATATTAACTACAGATAACCAATAGGTTTTAGTTTGTAAGGAATTAGCTGCTCTATTTTCAGAAGGAAGTGCAGAAATTATTACTATTTCGTTTTTTAAGGGTACATTTACCATGCTTGTATTACCGCAGTAAGCAAAAGGTAAAATAGCATCTTCATCTTGTGAATGTGCTTTATCTAAAGGCCTGTACTTAATTCCATTTATAGATTGTGATTTTCCCATTTCATTATAATATGGGCTAGATTCATCTAATACAACATCAACCACTCTACCAAATTTAAAAGTAGGTGCTCCTCCATGTCCTCTTGCAGCAGCAATTGCCTTTGCTAATATACCTCCTCCAAAATTAAACATCTGGTTCTTCTGACTTATCTTTTACTTCATCAATTTCTTTATCTGTTGCTTCAGATTCCTCTAAAAGGTCTTGAAGTTCAGAGAAGTCAAACATGTCTCCTCCTTCTCCTTTGGCATTAGCTGACTCTATTCTCTGTACAATAGTTGCGAGTTTAATTAATTGCTCATCATTCTTAACTCCAATTTCCATATACTCTTTAATCATAGGTACAATTAAAGTAGCATCTCCTATATTTTCAATAAGAGGTTTTAACTCACCAATTAAAGCTTTTACCTGTGCTCTTGTAGAGGTTGAATTACCATGTATTTCAGAAAAGAGATCAGATAGAGTCTTGCCGTTAAATATTTCTTTATCTAAACTCATAATGTTTTTAGTTTATTATAAATAGATCATCGTACTTTATTGATGATTAAACCTTGATCATAAAGTTTTTGATATTTTCCTCTAAAGTCTTCTTTAAGTGTATTAATAACCTTTGTTAAAGCAGGAGTTTCACAGTCTGTCATCTCTCTTATATAGATGTAGAGTGCTTTTTTCTTAAATATATCTAAATCATTTCTAGTTTTAAACAAAGTAAGTACTGCATCACCTATTTTAGCATCTGCTGGCTTAGGAAACATCTCTTCAAGTACATCGTACATTGATTCAACCCATCCATCTAGAAAATCAGAGAGAGTAATACCTGCTGCATCACCATCTTTGTCTGTAAGTATAGGGTTATATGCTTCTTCCATATCTGAGAAAGAACCAATTTGTTTAAGTTTCTTGTAATTTTTATTATTGTAGTTAATTAACCACCTCTTAACAATAGTTCCGAAGTAGGAATATGCTTTGGCTCCATTAGTTGGGTCAAACTTCATAATCTTATCTTCAAGTAAGATAGATACTATTTCATGCTTTAAGTCTTCTATTTTCTCTACGTCTGTGTAGTAAAACTTGAAAGTATGTATAATATTTTCTGCTAACTTATAAAAAGGTAGGTAAATATGGTCTGTGAATATCTTAGCACGGTATTCATGGTCTGTGGATGTATTATATAGTTTTATATAATCTTCTGTCTCGCTTGTAAAGTAATTAGCTTTGCTTTTCTTTCTGGGCATTTGTAAATCGGTCTAGTTCACTTTGAACTTCTTTTAATTGTTCGAAAAAATAACCGACCTCGTCATCTGACTGAAAAACCCCACGTTCGTCAATGTCTTTAAGGTGCTTTTGTGAATCTTCTATTGTACTTTGTATACTTGTTAACGTATTCTGTAAATTAGTAACCGTATCTTCGTACTTTTCTACCTTCACCAGTAGGTTTCTTATAATATAGACTAAAATAATGACAATACCTACTAAAATGCCGGAAAATATGTGAAAAAATGTTAAACTATGTTCCATTAGAGGTTATTTAGTGCATTCTTTAGTCCTTCTGAAGAGTTAACACGTTTACCTGTAGTGCTTTGTGTTTTCTTTACACCTCCTTGTTTGTAACCTTGTAGTCCAACGTGCATATCGTACTCTACCTTGGATGCTAAGAAGTCAGCAGAGTGTAAAACGTTAACAATATTGGTTTTCATTCTTGACGATGGGTTATAACTGAAAAAGTATGCTTTATTTGCTTCATCGAACACACCATCATGTAATCTGATAGCTAAAAACTCTTTTTGTGTAACCTGTATACCGTTTTTCTGGAGTATAAATAAAGATCTGTCTGGTATTAACATAAAATCCAAGTCTGGATTGTTAGTATACTGTTCTGCTAACTTATCTTGACGCCATTT